AGCGCCATCCTTAACTAAGTCGGTCGATTGGGGAATGTCCCAGCCGAAGTTGGTTGTTGTTGTTGCCATTAGGCTACGACTCCTATCGCGTTGATCCATGTAAGGGTTGGACTTAGAGTGTTCCAAGTCTCTGCTGCATTTACCTGCTCCCATTTTACCGCAACTTGGGAGAAGTTTATTGGAGAAGCGTTAAAAGTAACGCTTAGGTTGTTTAGGCTTGCTCGGAATGTCCAGCCCTCGATGTAGCCTTGAAATTCGCCATTAGTGATATTGCCGGGCAAGTTCTGAATCCAGACAGGCTGACCCAAGAAAATGTTAATAAGAGCATCTCGATCGGAATCATCGATCTCGGGATTACCTAAAACGAAAGTTATGGATTGGAACTTAGGATAAGGATTGGCTCGAAGCTCAATGTAGCGATCTGCTAAGGCTTCTGCATCGGCAGTATGTTTAATCCGAGATGTAAATTCTTCGGCATAAACTCCGTAAAGGCTCTGGCTAATTAAATCAGTAGCGGTGTAAGTCTGATTAGCATTGTTATCGTAATTGATAGTAAAACTATTGCGAAGATCGCCTGCTCGAGTAGTAGCCGATAAACCTAAACCGTTGGCGTGGTTAGCATCTAAGGTTGTATAACCATTGGCCGCTAAATAGTCTTGGCGGTGTGTTTGGTCTGCATACCCGATGTTGCCATTAGCATCTTCATAGAGAACTCCGAAAGCCGAGTTAGCAATTTCAGCGCACAATGAATAAAGGTCTGTGTTGTTAGAGCCTCTAGCAATTAGTTGATAATCGCCTGGTTGGTCAATCTCGCCTAAGCCGATGTTAACGGCATTAGCCCAAGTCTCTGTCGGATCATAATTAGCCCAAGTCTGAGCGCTTGGCACTTCATTCCATTGGCCTAATAGATATCCTGAAAGAAGTGTGTAAATCTGATCGCCATCAAAGTCTTGGCTCAATACTCCAGCATCGATGATTCGAGGCAGTTTAGATAACGCTCCTAAAGCGGTGATAGTGGCAATAGTTGTATAACCAAGATCACCAGCGCGATTAACTCCAATAGTAAAATCTGAGATATATCCGCCAAAGATTGGAACGTAAGCACCAACAGAGTTAGTTACCTCTACTGCCAGCCCGGTTCCTACTGTGAAGTCGTAACTTGAGTTGTCTAAGTTCATCAACTGCAACTGGCAATAGCCCGCAAGAGGCTGAGTATTAATATCGGTACGGCCCGAGGTAATTACTAGATTGGCAATGGTTACATCTGTTGCTTCAAGGCCATCAATTATGACTTTATAGGCTGGGGTATAAGCGGTCATTAAAAGAAGGCTGCGCTTCCGAGTGTTCCTCGAGCTGAGGAATCATTGAGAATGCTGACAATCTGGCGAGCAGTTGATTCGCTATCGATTGCGCCGTTAACGGTGATATTGGTTGTCCCTTGGCCGCCAACATAGCGATAGGCGGCGATTGGCTCATTAGGCATAGATGGAGCCATGGGTGCGGCTGCTGGAGAAGATGCCCCAGTTTCGAATGAAGCGTTATTAAACGGATTAAGGGCAGAACCGATTTGCTTTGATATCTCGATTACTCGCTTGATCTTGTTGTAAAGATCATCGAAGAAGTTAACCACTTTGGCTACTCCATCGATCAGGCCACCTATTGCTGCTCCTACAATCTCGAACGCTTTACCTAAAGTCTTGCCTAGGATTGGCGCTAATACATCGCGAGAGAAATCAGCAAGTCCCTTAAAAAGGATAAGAAGAGGCTTTAATTCTTCGCTGTTATCGTTGAGTGAATTCTTTACTGAATTGAAGGCTGATCGAAGGCCATTGATAATTGGGTTTAGGAACTCCATGACCGGGCGGAGCTTGTCTCCAAGGTTGCTAGTAAAGTCTGCAATCGCTGGGATTACTTTCTTAACGATGATATCGACCATTGGAGTTATGGCATCAAGGATGTAAGCGCCTACGGTTTCCTTACCTTCATCGAAGGCGATCTGAAGTCGAGTTAACTTGCCTTGGAATGTATCTGCCTTAGCGGCTGCTTGGTTCTCGAAAGTGTCTGCCAGTTTTGCGGTAATTTGATCCATGCTCATGGTCTTGAGTTGAGCGGATGAAAGTCCTATACCTAGTTTGGCAAGAGCGGCTGTATTGCCTTCGGCTGCCTTGGCCATTGCATTAGTAACGGCTTCAAGGGATTTGCCTGAACCTGCTGCAACATCGATCGCAACTGTCTGAAGTTCTTGAGCCTTCTGTAAATTGCCAGTTGCCCTGGACAACCTCTCTATCGATGGCCTTAATTCATCATCCGTAACGCCGAAGGCTAGAGAAGTCTGGGTTATGTAATCTTCAGTAGCAGCAATCTGATCTTCAGTTGCGCCAGTTACATTCTTGAGAGTAAGGGCTAACTTTTCCTGCGCGGCTGCATCTGCGATGGCTGACTTAACGCCATCGATGGCTAACTTTCCTGCATAGGCTACGGCTGCTGCCCCTGCTGCTGCGAATGCTAATCCAGCCTTTTTTCCGAAGTCTGAAACTTTATCGCCGAAAGACATAACATCTTTATCGGCCTTATCAAGATTCTTAGTGAAGTTATCGACATCAGCAAGAAGCTTGAGCGTTAACGCCCTTGTACCTGTTGCCATTAGCCCCACTCCTTCAAAATCTTAGTAAATGATTCTGTCCATCTAGCAACGATTTGCGGTTGAATCTTGCGAAGCGTTGGATAGATAAACCAGCCCTTAGATCCTCGGCCTTCGCGGCCTGACCAGACAGGGAATTGTCTATATTTGTTGGATCCGAATTCAGTACCGCCCCAGATATCTCTAGTGGTTGCCCCACCTGAGAACTTCTGAGAAGCGAAGCCATAAGTAATCTCACCGATACGGCTTGACTTCTTAACCCTAGAACCCTGAGCAATGCGCCCTGAGACTTTAGTGTTATTGCCTCGGCTTGCTGTCTGAATAACCTCAGCCCGGGCGAATTCAGCCAGAGCGCCTGATTGGCGCTTGGCCTCATCGTTGGCTTCTTCACTCATATTCTTTAAAGCTTTGAATACAGAACGGAGTTCCGTCTTATCGAAGGCAACTAATTCATCTGCCACGATTACGCTCCTCTAGTATTTCAATCGCTGTAAGAATATCCTCGGCACTTTGCCAATGATCCATTGGGATCTGAGTGGCTATTGCCAGTTCTACTAAGAGTCGGCTGACGCTTCCTCTTGTATGACTTTTGGGTTTCCTTCACCTACTTCAACATCTGCGACCGATTCCATCCAGACATCGAGTGTCTTGGTTGGTTTGCCGCCTGCATCGCGTTTCATTGCTGAATGCGTTACATAAAGGATGTCCCACATTCCACCAAATTGGGAAATAACCTTTTTAGTTGTCATCTCCCACTTGGCGTAATCAGGTGGGCGAACCAGGTAAGTGGTTTCCGATCCATCAACATATTTAATTGTTATTTGCTGTTGCATTGTTTGCTCCCGTTTCTATTGTTTAGCTAAAGGTTTCGACTACTGCGCCCTTAGATACCTTGAAAGTAAAGTCTACTGTCTGGGCATCAGTTCCAGCGCCACCTGCTGTTGGAAATTCAGGCATGATTGGAAACACGAATTGAGCGCCTGTAGCGGCTGTAAGAGTTACGCTGATGTCTGTGTCTGGTGCTGTCTCGGCTGCTGTCCAGAGTGCTTCGCATACTGAGTTAGCCTTACCCCAATCAGCGAGCATTGAAAGAGCGAAAGTACCCTCGATATTAGTCGTTTTGTAAGCCTCACCATCAAGTGTCTGAAAAGTTTCACGAAGGTTAGTCTTAGTTAGAACTGCTGAAGTTGCTTGGGCTTCGATATCTGTTCCACCTGTGAAAGATAGAGAAATATCGCGACCTGTGATTACTGTGGTTGCCATTATTTATCCTTAGTTTGTTTGTGTGTAGTAGGTAGAAACTCTGATATCTGCCACCAAGACATTGCTAGGGCCGACCTGAGTAACCGTTGGTTTTTCAACCGCTCCGATTGTGTATCCAACTGGGATAACTTTCAGAACACTTATTACGAGCTGCTCGAGATTGTCGAGCGATGCCGGGTTGCTGTTATACGCAACCGCGACCGAGATTACGAAATTAATTTTAGTGTGAAGTGTGGTCTTACCGATTGTCTCTAATTCAAGATATGGAGAATCTGGAACGCAGACTACGAAGGGAACCATTGGCGCTTCTGGAACATAAGCATAGACATTGCCTGCGACATTAGCGAAGGCTGTTGCTAAAGGTGTGCGAACTGTATCTAGGATTGTTGAGGCTGGCATTTATTGCACCATTGAATCGGTGTCGATGTACGCCCCTAGGAGTCCTGATACGCGGTTGAAAAGGCTGCGGCCTAAACGATATGGGCTGACGGTTGTGAAGTCGATTCCTTCAATTTGCCCACCTGGAGCGATACGAGATTGGAATACTTCAACTGATACTGCAAGAACTGCTGATTCAACTGCGCTTACGCCAACATAAGTCGCTGCTCCTGAAAGAGTTGCCAAGCCTGAAGGAATTACCTTGCGCTCTGTGATGTCTGCATTTGTGATTGATACTGTAAAAAAACCGTTAAATTCTCTGTAAGAACCATCCAAGAATATGCGTGAGTTGGATCGTAAGACGAAAGAATCGTAATCGATGTTGCTTGATTCTAGGATTGTAAAAGTTCCGTTAAATGGGGAGCCTACGCCTGTTACGACTACGCTCTGACCCGCTGAAAAGTTATTATCGCCAAGGACATAATATGTCGCGACATTGTCTTGAAGCGCCACGACATCGATCGGGCTTGAGTACTTGACCAACATAGGCAAGATAACTGCTTCTGCTGTGTCGATTACATCTGTTAAATAAGCATCGCTATAAAGGGATGTAGAAACGCCAAGGATAGACCTTAGTTCTGCAACTGTAACGATTGAAGCCATCTCTACATCCTCTCTATTAAACGGCTGGGGGAGCCACCGGGAGCAGTAGCCCCCCCATGATTAGTTATTGGTTATGCAACCATGTAACGGTAAGCGCCTGCTGCGATCTTTGTAGCGATTGCGCCGTAGCCGTAGTATCCAACTTGAACCTGACCTGTTGAGATGAGGTTAGTCTGGAGTGATAGTCGTGGAGACTCGTACCATGTGTAAGCATCTGGGTTAACGATAATCATTGAGTTATCGCCTGTACCAGAAAGGTTACGAGCTACGCGAAGGTTCAGACCGAGTAGGTTTCCACGAACTGCTGTTGCTGTAAGTGTTCCGCCTGCGTTCTGTGGATTGATTGTCTGTTGAAAGATTGGGCGATTTGAAGAATCGACCAAGCCCATTAGAACGCCCCATTGTGCTGGAGATACTGCGATGTTTGTCGCAAATCCGAGTGTGTTCTCGTAGATTGAAACTGCTGCATCTGAAACGAAATCAGCAGCAAGAGCGCCAGTTGTTAGTGTGCGGTTTCCGCCATCAGTTCCGCCAGCAATAAGTGCTGTTCCAACTGCTGTATCGGTTGCCTTGGCGTATGCGTATTCCATCTGGCGTACGAGTTCAGCGAAGAATGCTGGAGATGAACGATCTAGCAATTCTAGTGAGAATGTTTGCTGACCGATGTACTTCTTAACATCAACTGAAACGAAAGCAGCGTTCTGATCTGTTTCTGATGGTGTTCCGCCTTCAGCCGCGATTGCAACTGTTGGAGCAACTGTGATCTTTGGGATCTCGAAAGTCATGCCTGCATCTGGCAATGTGCCAGTTGATACTGAATCGATCAATGGGCGATCTGCGTTTGAGATTCCGTTGATAACTTCAGTTAGTTGACGAGTTGGTACAAGACCAGCGTTGTCTGTGGTGTCTGCTGCTGCTGCAACATACATCTTTGATGTTTCGTTGCCTAGTGAGGCACGAACTGAATGCTCGAGATAAGAAGCCTTATCCACGATTGGGTTACGAACAGTTGTTGAGATATAAGGTGCTGTGGCAGCCTTAACTTCAACTCTTGCAGCCTCTACCGTTTCTGCGGCAGGAGCAACTTCTGGAACGGTAGTGTCTGACACTTGTTCTCCTTCTGTGGTTGGTTGTGGTGTTGCATCCTCAACATCTGTTGATGCTTTGGAATCCTCTGTATCTACGGCCGCTACTTTCGCGACCTCTGCGCCCGGTATTGCGCCATCTGTTACAAGGCTAACCTCGATCAAAGAAGATGAAATGATAGCCATTACGCCATCTTCGTTATCCCACTCTGCAACATCTACGCCAACGCTGAAATCTGAGCGAAGTCCTGTTGCTGCTTCTTCGAGTGCGTCATTGCCTGCTGTTGTCTTAGCGATCTTAAATTCTGCTGTGATGCCTTCTGCATCTGCCTCGAATGAAACCATCTTGCCTAGTGGGCGAGTTACATCGTGCTGTAGCACTAGTTTGATGTTCTTAGCCATAGTGATTGAATCTTCTTTAAACATAGTGCGGCCAGCAGATGTACTGCCTTCAGCATTCCATGAAACGATGCGACCTGCGATGATGCGAGATTCTGTATCTGCCGCCGTAATCGCGTATGGCATGGTTATCTTCATGAGTTCTCCTTATTGTCGATCAGATCTTCTTCTTCGCGAATTTGTTCAACGCTCATTGCGCCGATTCGGTTTAAGATTTCATAGACTTGAGCGCGAGCAAGTGCATCTGAACGCAAGAACTCATCGAGCGAGAAGCGAATAGATCCAGTTGAAGGGCAGAAGTCCGGCATTGATAGGCGCTGTTCAATAGCAGCCAAAATTGGTTTCATTGAAAAGTCGATAAGCGAACGGCGCTCTGAAACGCTGTTGCTGTAGGTCATGCTCGTAGTTTCTGCGCTAACGAAATAAGCAGGTAGGTTGCAAGCGCGAGCCAATTCCAGCGCGACATATTGGCGAGCCTCATTTAGTTGTAACTTGGCAGGATCGATGCCCAGCGCTTGCAATTCAACATCCGCATTTAAGAACGCGGTTGATTTGGTAAGACGAGCGGTGCGCCATGATTCTAAAAGTTTAGAGATGCGCTCTGCTGGAAGATTCGTACCGTTAGACTTTAGAACTTGTAGTGGAACTGGTTCTTTAGCGAAAGTTTCGGCGGCCTGCTCGAGCGCGTGTGCTGCGCGGATAGTGCGCCCTGCGCGATTCAACACGCCTTCATCAAGTCCGTAAAATACAACTAGAGAACCTACGCCTTGAGTTGGAACTACTGAACCATCGACTTGATAGCCAACGATTTCTGTTTGATTAGAATTAAGTTTTGTTGTTACGCGATCTGGAGCAACGCGAGTCCAGGCGCGAACGCGACCTGTGTCTCCGTACTGTTCTAAAACCTGTCCATAACCAACGCCATGAAATAAAAGATCTTCTGCAAGCCAGGCGTAAATAGCGGAACCCGGTACGCGTGGATCTGGCTGATTAATTACTGCTGGAGTTCCCATGTGAGAACCATCGAGCTTCGAATACTGCTCGAGCGGCAATGCTGCAAGTGTTGAGCAGATGATGTTACGCGCTCTGGCAATAGTTGGAACTGCCATTGCTTGCTGACGGCTTGCTACGGATTGAGTAAATACGAAAGGATTGAAAGATGCTGTGTTGTTAAACGGTGCAGGTGTCGAAGCCGCATCAACTGTGATTTCGGTTGTTGGCTTTGGCGTTGTAAATAAGTCCCTGATTCCCATTGGACATATTATACGCTACTGTCCAGACATTATCCTACTTGAATGTCCACTTCAGATTCTCCGCGTGTTGCGAAGTGAGTAACCATTGCCGATGCAACTGCTCCGCAAACTATGCCGCTTTGCTTGCGACCCATTACCCAGCCGCCATCGCCTCGAGTTAATTTAACCGCCGATAAAACTTGTTTGGTTAATTCTTCTTGATCCGCGTGGGCTAGCCTCATCGATGAAACCGCCGAAACGAACTCATCGCAACTTTGCTGATACTCCTGCGAATTAACTTCATGAATCGGAATACCTGCTGGAGCCAATCGAGCGGCAACTGCTGAGGCTGTCGACTTTGAGTAAGCAACTGCATTAACTGGGAACTTGCGAACCCAGTAAGCAATATCGTTGGCCATTTCTAGATCATCGAGGTTGACCGGGTTGAACCAGGTATGCAGAAGGCTGACCATGAAGCGATTGCCTTCGATTCTCTGGCCTGCTACTAGCGAAGCGTGTTTCCTGTCTGGGCTGAGATCGATGGCCATCCAAGTATCCTTTTCGACATCAAGTTGTGGCAGATCATCGGCCTTGCATTTTTTCCATTCGGCTTCTGAGATAACTGGGTTAATCATCGAAACGAATTGGCAGAGGATTTCGGTTCTGAATATATCTTCTCTATCCGAAAGGCTATCCGCGATGTTATCTTCATGAACCGTATGGCCTAGCGATGGATTACTTTGATACCAGGCTTCTTTATCGGTGATCTCGGCTCCTGGCTCGGCAGACCATTCGAACCAGCCAATAGAATCATCGGCTCCTTCACTAGCTGCTAAACCTCGCTCCCTAAATTTATGCAGCAGAACTGAATTGGCATGGCCAGCATTGGAATAGACATAGGCTTGAGGATTTGAGTTAGACATCTGAGTAAATCGCATGGAACTCCAGACATCTTCGGTATCGAACTCTCGAAGTTCATCGATATGAATAACATCTGGAGCAGCAATACCGCGAGCGGCTGAGTTGCCTGCTCGGATCAAATACCGGGCTTTATTCTTAAACCTAATTTCCTGTGATCCTTTAGATTCATATTTCTTGGCGAAGTTATCCATAAGCATCTGAGAGTTATCAATTATCTCGCCGACCTTAAAAAAGATTTCGCTCGATGTAGTTAACTTATGAGCTGTGGCTAGGTGCATCTTCTCGCCCAGAACATAGATCCCGAAAAGGATTCGAAGCGCCATAAATGTAGATTTGCCCTGTTGGCGTGGCAACATGATCCCGATTAGTGGATGCGCCCAGCGCCCATCGGCCTTATAGCGTAAGCAATCTCGAGCCAGTAATTCTTGCCAAGGAAGCAACGGCATTCCGATATCGATGCAGAACTGGATCATCTCATCGCCCCGGGTTGGTAGATCGAGCGGCTTTGAACGGATTCTAGGCACTTGTGAGCCTTTTCTTGGTTCTGTTACCCCTACCTCAACCGATTGCAGCCCATCTGAGCCTTCTTCAGCCGTCATGACTATTCCTGATCCGATTCAAGCCGATAGTGGCTGTTTGAGTCGTTTTTGGGGTAAAAAGAAACAGGAAGGGTCGGGGGTGTCTTTGCCCTATCAAAAAACCTACCCCCCTTAGATGAATTGCAACTAGAACATAATACTTCTAAGTTAGAAGGATTATCATCGCCACCTAATCTGCGTGGCACTATATGGTCAACGCTTAGGCGATCCTCAGTTCCACAGCGCTGGCAACATCCATCTCTTCTGATGATCTGTTCCCTCAACTTACGCCAAGCGTTAGTAGATCCCTTATCACTTAACTTACTCATTGCCAGCCCTTAGTTCTCAAATGATGAAGTGCAGAGCAATAGTCCGGGATCTCTGGATTGCTTACATCGAATGAATATCTTGATGAGACGTAATACCAGTACATGAAGAATTGATAATCGTATGGCTTGCCTTGTATAGCCTTAATCTTTAATTGGTAATAGCCATAGTGTGATCCATTAACTGCATTGATATTCCATGATGATTCTCTATGAACTATCTCGTTATGGCATTGGTATTGCTTATCTGTTAATTGATAGTTGGCTAATTCTCTTAGCTTCTTATTTGGCACTATTGAAGCCTCTGATCTATCAATGCTTGCAATAGATAGAGATAGCCCAATAACAACGGCTAACACACGCGCTACGCCTTTCAGGCGCGAGTTGAAGCCTTGATGGCTTCTAGCCGATAGTGTACCGAATCGACCTACGACATCCGTAAAAGTCCTGCTCATAACGGCGTTGCGCATCTTACTTATCCGTAGAATAGAAACCAGAACCCTTGAACTGGATACCGAAACTGCTATAAATCTTGCGCATCGGTTCATGGCATAACGGGCATTCAAGTTCTTGATCTGCATTTATTGGAAACTCCTTCTCATAACGAGTATTGCTTTCGCATCGATCAGTATTGGTGCATTCCCACTCATACACAGGCATTATTTGGCCACTCCATGAACGCTCTGGATATGGTCTAGTAATAGCCTGCTAACGCCTTGCTGACCGCCTAAGTAGTCATAAGCGCCTATCAACGAATACCCGCAATAACAGGTGTGCATTGCCTTAGGTAGCACATTTGGATCATTACTCATCATCATCCTCACAACTCAAGCAATGAGATCGCGATAAAACATAAGCGCCGCAACCCTTGCATTTAGATATATCAACATCGGTGTAAAGATCTTTGCGACCTTCAAACCCGGCGGATTTCAGTAACTCCACCAGATCGCCTAGGCGGAGCATGGCAACATAATCCTCAGCATGTTCACCTTGTCCATTAAGCCTAAAGCAAGCGAACCCCAATAAGCCGCTCTTGGCTGTCCTAGTTTCGATCTGGCGGAGTGTCCCTGACACATCGAGTCCTGTACGCGATTTAACCTCGCAATCGAACGGAACATTGAGGATATCGCGGCCATTACCTCGACCAACTGAAGCGCCTTCCCAAGTGCGCCTCAGAAACTCTGCTACTACTCTCTCGGTTCTAAAACCTCGATGCTTACGGCTTTGAGACATTTACCGCATGACATTTCTTGCATGACCAGGAGATTGCTTGGCCTTGAATCCAGAACGCTAACTCTTCTCTAGGTACTGGCTCATTACATAGATGGCAGATAATTCTGACCTGTAAAGCGCTAATAAGTTCTTGGTGTTTAGCCTTTTCAGCTAGTAAATCATCGGGTGGGAAGTTCTCCCATTCACCATCTTGATTCATGAATTGTAGGCTGCTCATTCTGATTCACTCTCCCATAGTTCATAAGGCCAGAATTTCCAACATCTAAAACAGTAAGGCTTGCAGTAATCATGGCCTTTCCATGAACAAATCGTTATTCGTTTAGTAAAGTTCCAAGCATTATTTAGCATTAGCCTCTCGCCTTCTGCTTAACCCATTTACCGTCTTTGTTGATTTCCAACCAGACAGGTTCGCATTTCTCCAAGAATCCGCCTGCTGGGTTCTGGCATCTAAACTGCGCCCAAGGTTTGTTATTTTTCTTGGACACGCCTTCGCTAAAAGCCATTACTCCATGTTGGCAGGTTGGAATATCATCATCAATCTTTGATCCGCCAAGAGTTTCCTGGACTAACGCAACGGCCTCAGCAGCAGTTGGTGTAGGTGCAACCGCTTTAACTGACCAAGGATCATCTTCGACCGGCATCGTTATTTTATCCGCTAATTTTTCAGCAAATGGCTTTGGCTGTCCCTGATTGACTTTTGCCATTTCTTCACGACTAGGGCGTTTGCCTTTCGAAGCATAATTTGCGTTAGCCAATGCACGACCAATCGCACTCGTCTCGCAATTCTCAAGCGCCGAAGTAGAATTAACTCCTCGCGTGCTGACGGTTTCCTCTGCATAGCCAGTTGTCCAAGGCTGTGCATCCACTTCAGTTCGATAGATAGCAGCCTGAACAATAAAGCGCTGCAAGGTATGCTCAACGAGCGTAGTATAAATTCGACCATCTGGATGTTCCTTCCAAAACTTCGCTAGGCGTTCTTCTACTGTTTCGTAATCTTCGAGATTAAACATAGAGTTGATTCTCCTCTAATTTGAGTTGGCCAGAGATCGCCATGTAAGCCGCTCCATCGATGTAGTTATCGACTTTTCCAGTTTCCATTGATCTTGCGACTTTGACCAGCGCCAAACACATTGCAACTTGGTGAGGCTCGATTGGCATTTCAAGGTATGCAGCCCATAAGGATGCGGTTCGGGACATATTGTCCGATGGATGGCCGTAGTCAAGACCACGATCCTGGATGATGGCTCTAGCTTCTGTAAGGTAGTCATTTGCTTTCATGCTCTTACCTTATCGCGCTGCTCGTAAAACTTGCGCATTGCCCGGCGGCCT